ATAACCGTATACTGCAATGACAATGCGGCAAATATAAAACAAACAAGAATTAAAAGAAGTTGGATGGATAAGACTTATGATGCTCATGCCTATCATTGTTTTCCAATGACAATTGCAAACTCTATTGGGTATGAAATATCTTTTCCAGAAGATATAGTATTTATTTGGGATGGAATAAATAATTCAGAATCTGATCATATAAAAATACTACAAGGTGAAAGATATTGCTACAACACAAGAGCAAATGCCTCATTAAGTTTTAAAACTGGATTAATTATAAAAAGTACAGAAGACATTACAATGCTTCATATGCCAGTGCCAAACTATTTTAATGATGGATATCAAGCATTTACAACATTGATAAGTACATCTTTTTATTCTTCAGAGTTTCCAGTTGCTATAAGGATATTAACTCCTAATAAAAAAATAGTAATAAAAGCAGGAGAGCCTATAGTAACCTTGCTACCAGTATCACTAAGTAAAATGTCTGATGTAGTTATGAATATAGAAAAATCAAACTTCAACAAAGATTTTTATAATTATGTAAATGAAAAAGTAGACGCTGCAGCAACCATAAATAAGGCTGGCAATTGGACAAATTGGTATAGAGATGCAACTGATCATAAAGGTAAAAATTTAGGAAATCACGAAGTAAAATCTTTAAAACTAAAAGTTATAGACAACAGATAGGAAAATATGGATACGCAAAAAGCAAGGTTTATAAGTAACAAGTCTTGGATGGCTAAGAATTATAAATCTTTATCTACTCCAGTACCATCTTCAAAAAGTCTTCCTGAGTGGTATATAAATGCTGATAGGTACGCTAAAGATCCAGAGGGCAAACACTACAAGGAGCCAGACAATGGTAAAGTCTTAACTTGGAAATCGTGTCATGCTTTTTTTGATGCAATGATAAGTGGGTATATGGTTAATACTCCATGTGATGTTGAGTTTTATTTAAATAAAGAAAATAAGATAGCAGCAAAGATTGAAGATATAAAAAATAAACATTTCGTTGAGCCAAGAACCCCTATGAATCAGTTTTATCAACCAGATGGGTATTACCTAGATCACTTTGCTTGGTTTATAGATTGGGGAGTAGAACTGCCAGTAGGATACAGTGCTTTGTATTTAACACCAATGAATAGGTTTGATTTACCCTTTATAAATACACAAGGAATTATAGACAACGACAAAGTAAACCTATCTGGGTCTCTTCCATTTTTTATCAGAGAAGGTTTTACTGGAGTTATACCTAAAGGAACACCGTTTGTTCAAATATTTCCATTTAAAAGAGAAAGTTGGGAGCACGAGATAGTTATAGAAGATCCTAGAAAGATAAATGAAAAAAATCAAAAGAATGCAACAAAATATAGGGTGCCAAATGGCGGGGTATATAAAAATGAAGTTTGGGAAAAAAGAACCTATAGATAACTAGATACTATTCCACAATCTAATATCTATATCATTTAAATTTAATATCTTCTGTATTTGACTATCTGTTATATTATCTTGAATATATTTGCTTAGTTGAGATGTTTGCTTTTTATCCCCTTTATTAGGATGTTTAGAGTATATTAAATTTGTATTAAACTCATCATTTAGTAGTTTGTATAGATTGTTCATAAAGGTATCCATATCTTCCATCTTTCCAACTAAGATCATAGAATCCAACATATTCTTTGCATCAATATACTTTGGTTCTTTTGTATCTATTCCAAAACCAGTACCCCAAAAAAACTTCATTTCTAACGGATCTTCGCTTTGTTTAATATCTTTACCATTCATTTTTATATTATCTAAAGATACATTTGTTAAAAATCTTGCTTGTAGGTTATTTTTTAAAGCATAGTTCTTTGAGTCATCAAATAACCACTCATCAAATACACGCAAAGAGTCCTTTTGCCTTATTGGAAAGTAAAGCATTGCAAAATGACTAATAACCCTGGTAACTGGATTTCTGAGGGTGGTAAATGATCTAATGTCTGGATTAATCAATAGTGGCTCTATACCAAAATGACCATGTATAAAATCAGAGTTTAAAACCATATCTGGATTAGGCTTATCAAACAAGTACATATAATCTATTGAATATTTTTTAATATTAGTATTCTCTATGCCAGATAAAATTAAATTGTTTTCTATATAACTACCACCAGTTTTAGGAATATGAAAATGATAAAAGGACATTTATACTAACCAGGTTACAACCGAATATCTAATCCCACTAGTTACTTCTTCAACAGAATGTCTATAAATATAGTTTGATGGAAAGATAATAAGTTGATTGCTCTTAGGTTTAATAGAAACATCAAGTGCTTGAAAAGTTATTGTTCCACCTTCATAGTTATCATTAATAAAGTAAACCAATGATATTGTTCTATCAACACCTGGAACCTGATCAACATGCTCATCAAATTTTTGACCAACTCCGTATCTTAAAAGGCTATATTCGTAATGATTTTCTGTATACACTTTATATCTATTAAAGTAATCATTTATTGCTGGAGAAAAACTTTGTGTTAACAAGTTAGATAATTTATTTTTTGAGGATGTTTCATCAAGCATATTTTTACTGTACGGTATTCGCGATATGTCAGTATCTCTAGAATTATAATCTTTAATTGATTTATTGTTTGACAAAACTGCTGCTTTTTTCCACACTAATTCATTATCATTTACTAAACTATCTATTATTGTGTTATCTTTAATTACATTGTTATACGATACAAGTCCAAGACCTAATTCTTTTATTTCCACACGGTTCCTATCTTTATATAATTATATCATTCTAGGTTATGTTTGACAAGCATCTAACAATGCTGTACAATTGCTTATATGTTCTTAAAGGAGGACAAATGGAATCAGTACTAAATAAAGCAGTTTTGAGTTCCGCTCTTAACGCTTTTGTAATTACCTTAATTGGTAAGTTTGTTGAATCAGGTGCAGACGTATCTGCTTTAACAGGCGATGTAGTGAGTAACGTACTAAATGCAGCAGTGACTGCAGCAGCATGGGTAGTTATCCGTGCAGTTAATCCAAAAGATACAAAATTTGGAATCGGTGCTGTAGCACCAAAGACTACTTCCAAAAAGAAATAAGTCTTAAATTAAGGGGGTAGTTAATTCTGCCCCCTTTTATAATAGAAAGAGAAAAATGTCAAAACCTACCCTTTGTTATTTAACGTATGATTGGTCATGGGGAACCAAACCACTACAGCCTAATGGTTGTGCATGGTATCGATGCTTTCTTCCAATGGAAGAGTTAAAGAAAAAAAACTGGGAAGTTGGAATGGGATTTCCTGGCTTTCACCCAGAACATGGATTTGGATTATTAATACCTGAAAAAAAAGCGGTACATGGTTGGGATATTGTTTTATTAAAACTAATGATGTTAGATAGTATTGTTGAAAACATTCCAAGAGCCAAAGAAACTGGTCAAAAAATAGTTATTGATATTGATGATCACCATGCTGGACTAGAGCCAACAAATATGGCCTACATAGCAACAGACCCAAAAACTAATCCAAAAAATAATAGAGAACACTACTTTAAATCAATGGAGTTAGCAGACGCACTTATTACATCAACCCCATTCTTATATGATTATTATAAAAAACAATATCCAGATAAACCAATATATCTTGTTCGTAATGGTGTTGACCCACAATATTTCGGAATGAGAAAAGATAAGTCTGGTGCATTTCCAACAATTGGATGGGTTGGTGCAACCCCTTGGCGTTCAAGTGATTTAGAAACTTTAAATCCTTTTGTAGGAGAGTTTATTGAAAAAAATAAACTTAGATTTCATCATTCTGGATCTATCATTAATGCTCCAACAGTTCAAGAACAAATGGGTATTCCTGTAAAGAGTTTTTCATCTCAACCAATGAAACCAATATTAACTTACAAAGAATTGTTTAATAGAATTGACATTGGACTAGTTCCACTAAATACTGTTGAATTTAATCGTGCAAAATCTTTTATTAAAGGACTTGAATATGCTGCTGCTGGAGTGCCTTTCATTGCAGAAGATATGGAAGAATATTCATACCTTCACAGTGAATATGGACTTGGCAGGGTAGCAAAAACAAAAGACCAATGGTTATCTCATTTAGAAGATTTAAAGAATCCAAAAACAAGAAATATTGAAAGACAGAATAACTATAAACTATTAAAAGAATTTCATACTATGGAAGTAAGAGGGCAAGATTGGGATGAAGTTTTTAGAGAGATTAGAGAACTTTAGTACCAACCGCGTTTATATCTAAAATCCCAAGCCTTACAACCATCACCATAAATAACTTTTACGTATTTAACCATTGCATCAATTTGAGTATATGGGTTTTTAGTTTTTGTATGATCTACTAATCCCCAAGTACTGTCTAAGAATTGACCAATGCCAAATGCTGTTGATTTAGGATTCTGTGCCAAAGGATTCCATTTGCTTTCTTTATCAATAATATTAAAATAACAAGATTCTTCTCTTTCTGGAATGATGCCCTTTAGGTATTCTTGATAAGCGGCAATTGCAAGGTCAGATTTAGGATCTTCAAAGTTAGCCTTAGTTCTTGCTGCAGTACCGCTAGAAGCCTCTCTAGCGGCTTGTACGGCCCCTAAAACACTTGAAGTGGTCTGTCCTTCTGGGACGACCACTAACGGTTCTGCGGGGTATAAAATATATGACCTATCCAGTCGATTTATATAAGTTCCAATAACAATAAATGCCATTAATGCTAATAATACTTTCTTCATAAGTTACCTCCTTGAAGAAGAGATTCTTAGTTACTAGACTAGTATAACCCTTTTATTCCCTAAAATCAACCTTTTTATAAATTTTCGTTATTTTTATCTAATATAAACTTAGTAATAGTATTTTTAATAGTGTTTGTAACATTTATTCCTGGATAAAAAATTGAATCACACGTTATACACTCAAAGTAAACTTCATCTTTAGAGTTAACTCTAGTAACAACAGTATCATCAAGATCAAAAGGACAATTTATTTTACCAACTAAGCCTTTATTAACTAAATCATTATAAAATGTTACTTCCTGGACTGATAACATGTATTGACCTTCCTAATAAACTCGTGTAGAATACTATTATCCCATAAAATCAAAAACTAGGAGTTGTATTATTTATGTCATTTATTAACGAAAACGGATCAATCACAGATCCATATAAGAATTTTATTCACATCTCAAGATACGCAAGATGGATTGAAGATAAAGGTCGCAGAGAAACCTGGGTAGAAACTGTAGATCGTTATGTCAACTTTATGAAAGATCATTTAATATTAAATTATGGCTATAGCCCAAATGCAAAAATATTTGACGAAGTAAGAGATGCAATTTTAAATCATAAAATTATGCCTTCAATGAGAGCCTTGATGAGTGCTGGTCCAGCATTAGAACGAGATCACATCGCAGCATACAACTGTTCTTTTATTGCCATAGATAGTCTAAGAGCATTTGACGAAGCAATGTACATTTTAATGAATGGAACAGGAGTTGGATTTAGCGTTGAGTCTAAATATGTTGACGAACTTCCTATTATTGCTGAATCATTTAATCAAACAGAAACTACTATTATTGTAGAAGATTCTAAACTTGGTTGGGCAAAAGCATTTAAAGAATTAATTGCATTACTATCACAAGGACAAGTTCCAAAGTGGGATATGTCAAAAGTTCGTCCAGCAGGTGCTAGATTAAAAACTTTTGGTGGTCGTGCTTCTGGACCTGGGCCACTTAGTGCATTATTTACATTTACAGTTGACACATTTAAAAATTCTGCAGGACGTAGATTAAAACCAATTGAAGCACATGACTTAATGTGTAAGGTTGGAGAGGTTGTGGTTGTTGGCGGAGTACGCCGTTCTGCATTAATCTCACTTTCTAATCTTGATGACTTTGAAATGGCCAAGGCTAAAAGTGGCTCTTGGTGGGAAAAAGAATCACAAAGATCATTAGCAAATAATTCTGCTGTATACAACACAAAGCCAAATACTGCTCAGTTCTTACGTGAGTGGAGAAACTTATATGAATCAAAGTCTGGTGAAAGAGGAATTTATAATATTGACTCAGTTCGTAAACACGTTGAGTCATTTGGAAGAAGAGACGCTTCCTTAGTGGCTGGAACAAATCCTTGTGGTGAAATTATTCTTCGCCCAAATGAATTTTGTAATTTAACAGAAGTGATTATTTCTGCAGAAGACATAAAAGAAGATTTAATAGAAAAGGTCAGACTTGCTACTATACTAGGAACATGGCAATCTACCTTGACTAACTTTAAATATATTAGAAAAACATGGAAAGATAATTGTGAAGAAGAAAGACTTCTTGGAGTATCTTTAACAGGAATCTACGGAAACAAGATTACTTCAACTGCAGGAAAAGCATTAGAACAGTTATTGACTGATATGAGATTAGAGTCAGTAAGAATTAATGACGTAGAAGCAAAAAAATTAAACATTAATCCTTCTGTCTCAATTACTTGTGTTAAGCCTTCTGGTACTGTAAGTCAATTGGTCGGGGTCTCAAGCGGTATTCATCCATGGTATTCAGAATACTACATTAGAAGTGTTAGAGGATCAAACAATGATCCACTTACTCAATTCTTAAAAGATTCTGGAATTCCAAATGAACCAGATGTTATGAAGCCTGATGAAACAACAGTATTTTATTTTCCTCAAAAGGCTCCAAAGAACGCAACAATAACAAAAGATTTAACAGCCATAGATCATCTAGAAATGTGGAAAATTTATAGAACATGCTGGACAGAACATAACCCTAGCGTTACTGTTAATGTTCACGAAGATGAATGGTTAAGAGTAGGTGCATGGGTTTTTGATAACTTTGATTCAATTGGTGGTATATCTTTCTTACCATCGAGTGAGCATACTTATAAGCAAGCCCCATATCAAGAAATTTCTAAAGATGAATATGAAGAATGGGTAAAGAAATCTCCTTCAAATATTCAATGGGAAATGCTATCTATTTATGAAAAAGAAGATGGAACTACTGGCACACAAGAATTATCCTGTGTTGCTGGGGTATGTGAAATAGTCGATATTACTAAATAGCAACATGCTAAAATAGACTAGAGGTAAAAATGCTTTCTAATCTTTATGCTGCTAGGGTATTTGCAGAACATCCACTTGCTCTATGGAGCCTAGATGACGATGTTTATTTTAGAACACTACTAGATCAAGAAGATTTTTATATTCATAATTGGTCTATAGTTGACAATAATGCAGAATGGATATTGGATACATATATACCTCCAAATATTCCAACAACCGCTTCTACAGCAACACTTTCTAAAACTTCTAGTGCAAGCGTTACTTATTCAGAGATAAGATCATCATCAATACCAATTGCTAACATAGATCAAACAAAAGATAGCATATGCATATCTTCTTGGGTTTGGGAATATGGCTCTTTAGTAGAGGGCTACGAGTTTGGATTTATATACAATAGTGGATCTAGTACATTTGTAGACAGCACTACAACTACTTCAATAGGTAGTCAAACATGGCAAGAGGTTCATTACACATCTCAGATACCAAGCAATACTACATCTATTACACCTTTTATAAAAGTAAACTATATGGTAGAATCTGGATCGTCAACAGAATATAAAGTTATGTTTAACTCTATGGCAGTTGCTCAGTGGTCTGAGCAATACTTAAATACAGGTGGAGGTGTCTCTGGATCAGTACTATATGATCCACTTTTAGATTCACTACTGCCAAGCAACAACTATAAAGTAATTAATTTAGACGCATATGGATTTCAAGATTTAGACAATGCACTATGCTTTATAGACAACAACAAACTTCTTGCATATAATACAAATTTTCCAATGGTATTTGGATCTAATAATTTAATAAGAATTGAAGATCCAGTTATAAATGGTATGCCATCAATTTTATTTCCAGGAAAAGGGTTTTTAAATAAACACGGAAAGTATAACAATACTACTGCAGAGTTTTGGATAAGATTAAACCCACACGGTAATATGACAAAAAGAGTTTTTGGACCCATAGGATCTACCGATGGTTTATATGTAAACAATGAATTTTTAGAACTAAGAGTCGGAACATATAATAAATCATATTTTGTTGGAAAGTGGTATAGACCAATGCTTATTGATATCATATATTCAACAACCTCTGTAAGTTTATTAATAAATGGTGATGTTGTTATAAATTTAGAAATTAATATAAATAATATTGAATTTCCAGATAAAGTTTATGATTGGTTAGGATTTTTTAGCAATGAAAACATAAATCCATTTGAGTTAGACTGTGTTGCAATATATCCATATATAGTTCCAGATCAAGTTGCAAAAAGAAGATTTCTTTACGGACAGGCTGTTCAAAATCCAGAGTTCATTACCAACAACTATGGAGGAGAGTCTTTTTATGTCGATTTTCCATTTGCTCAATATACCTCAACAATAAACTATCCAGATATGAATACATGGAATTCGGGCTACTTTAATAATTTAGATGCAAACTCCAAGTACTTAGGATTTCAAAATTATACCCTTCCAGAATTTAAATTTACAGGAGACACAACATCTTTAAATATTAATGCAGATGTAAGAAACTGGCAAGAATATGATATTTATACTTGGTACAGTTTAATATCACAGTCATGGCAAAATACAGCATCGGTAGGCTTAAATTCAGTAACTGATATATTTATCGATAACTTTTTAATTCAGTCTGGGTCAGCATTGTTTTTTAAGATGAAGCCAAACAGTGGTTATGATAATATAAACGGTGCAATTGAGTTTGATAGTATAAATACAATATCAGAAAAACTTGCATCAATCCATGGAGTATTTGAGGCACCACTTTCACTATCATCAATACCAGAAACATTGATGTATTTTTATAACTCTATAAACTCAAACAATTTTAAAGTAACAATAAATAATCAAGGTCTTAAATATATATATAATGATCAGGTATTGGAAACATTTCCTGTATCTGCAAGTTCTACATTTACTGCTGGAATAGATTTAGATAAAATAAATATAAACTATTCCAATATAATTGGAAACTTTTTTTCAAATCCTCAAAACATTTCTTTAAGTTTACTTGGAGACGGAAGTTCTACCTTTACAGGAAAACTTTATCAGTTTACGTTTAATAATACTTTTTTAAATAATAAGGAAACATCTGGACTATATAACTCAAATGGAATTGCCTATACTGGATTTGATTTAAATAGTATTATTTATATAGGAAACTATACATTAAAGCCAATACTAACAGGAACTGGACTTTCAATGGACATTGGATCATCTGGGTATTGGGAAGATTCAATACCCCTATCTTACTTTGGAAAAAGAGTTTTATCTAAAACTGGGCTAACATATTATGACTTAGACATGATTCAATTCAATATAGATTTTCCATCATTTCAAATAGTTGATTCTTCATCTAGTGTTTCTCATGTAGACTCCACACACTTAAAAACATACATAACGCTACAACATATAGATGATGTAGGAAAAATATCGTATTTACAATATTCTAATACTGAAGATACAAAACAAACAAGGGTGTTAGATTTTGATAATACTACAGATGTTATAAATACTAAATTTGAAGTAATAGATGGAACAGTTATTTTTCCACCAAAAGAGTTGATTGATTTTAAAGACTACTACATTACCATTCATATAGAAACAAAGGTTCAAAGCATACAAACAAAGCCTCTTCAAATTAAAAGAATGTCTTTATCTTCACTTGCTGTAGATGATGGATCTTTTTATTACATAGGAACAAAGAGTGGAAATAAAATATCTCCTACCTCTAGATATAATAATACATATTCTTTTAAAGACAAAAATCCTTTTATAACATATACAAACTCAACACCATATTTATATTTAACTGGAGACTCTGGAATATCCTTATTGTCATATAATTCATCTGCAGATAGGGCATTTTCAGTTCCAATAAATTCAATTAAAAAAGAAGACTACTATCTAGGTGGTATTCAATTTTGGGGTATGTATAATAAAGATGAAAGCATACTTGGAATACAAAAGATAGGTAGATTAATAACTACAGATAAAACATATGACTTTTATATTGAGGGAATAGATAATGGTAAAAGAGGTATTATAAAAGCATATGACGCTGAAACTGGGTATGTAAGCAATATCGTTAACTTGGAAAATGAAAATATTTCATACTATCAAGACGGTGTAAAGATAAAAAATCCAATTATACAGCCCTTGCTTTGGACATCTATAATAATTACATTTGGAGAAACAATACCATTAAATAACGTTACTGGACAAATGGAGTTTTATGAAGGATTCTTATATAACAACATATCTGTATATCAAAAATCCAGCAGTGTTTTAGGGTCAGTCACTGGCAGCAGGAGTTGGCAAGAAACAAGATTTTCCCAGGTTATAACAGAGTCAGAATCTATTAATATTGAAAATCAATGGGAAGACTGGCTTCCAATAAACTGGGTAGATGTTTACTCTCCAGTTGAAATTAACACATATACGATAGATGGAGAAAGCATTTTAGGTTCATACGTAGGAACAACTGGTGCAATATCCAATGATATTTCTTCAATTATGATAAATTCAGAAGGTGTTGATGTAATTTCTGACGTTATATGGAACACAACTATTGCTAAACCTGTGTAATGTGGTATACTTGTTGACATGAATTCAAAAAAACTTAAAAACGGTGGTAAGCCAAAGATTACTTTGGTAGAAAAGAAGTCAGACTGGGGTATTTATGTGTGGATGTGCAATCAAGATAACAAACCCTTTGGAGATGGAAATGGAAATATTTTAAACATTCCTGGTCGTCCATACGATTTAGAAAAAATGGGAAAGATGAGAAAAGCAGCAGAACACTACGGTGCTCCCGAAGGCAAAGTTCAGTTTATGGCTGGAGTAAATAGAGTTTCAGATGAACAACACGAAGAACAAATAGAAAGAATGAAGTCAGGATTGATCCCAAGTGAAACCGATATTGGTGCTTGGATGGCAGCAGAAAAAGGATTTAATAAACATGGAAGATGAAGGCGTAATAGCAAGAATAGATAATTTAGATAAAGCCGAAAAGACATTAAAGGTAGATCCTTTTAATACCGATGGTGAATTGGTAAAGTCATACGATGGAATCCATCAAAACTTTAAACGTAAAATTGCAAGAACCGTTAACAAAGTGTATCAAGGCGTTGAGGATGCAAAATCAAAACAATTATTTCCAGAACAAGACATGGTTACAGCCTATGGTCTTTTTGACGTAGTTATCCCACCATACAATTTAGATGAGTTAGCATATTTTTATGAAAACTCATTTGCTAATCATGCAGCAATTCAAGCCAAGGTAGCAAATATTGTAGGATTGGGATATTCATTTGACATGACTGATTCCACAGTTGCAAGACTCGAAGAAGCCCCAGATGATGCCTCACTTATGAGAGCACAAAGAAAAATTCAAAGATTAAAAGCAGAGATGACTTCGTGGGTAGAAAGTTTAAATGATGAAGATACCTTTACACATGTATTAGAAAAGGTATATACGGATGTTGAAACTGTTGGTAATGGATATATTGAAATTGGAAGAAAGGTAAATGGAGATATTGGTTATATCGGCCATATCCCAGCAACCACAATCCGTGTTCGCCGTATGCGTGATGGATATATTCAAATAGTAAATCAAAGGGTAGTATATTTTAGAAACTTTCAAGAATCAAGAAATATCAATCCAGTAACAAGTGACAATAGACCAAATGAACTAATTCATATTAAAAAGTACTCACCAAAGAACTCATACTATGGAGTACCAGACACAATAGCCGCAGCCACATCTATGGTCGGTAATGAACTTGCAGCAAAGTATAATATTGACTACTTTGAAAATAAAGCAGTTCCTAGATACATTGCAATTGTTAAGGGTGCAAAACTAAGTTCAGAGGCAGAGGATAAATTCTTTAGATTTATGCAAGCAGGACTAAAGGGTCAAAATCATAGAACCCTTTATATCCCACTTCCTGGAGATGGACCAGATAGCAAGGTAGACTTTAAATTAGAGCCAATTGAAAATGGAATTCAAGATGGATCATTTGACAGTTATCGCAAAGCAAATCGTGATGATATTCTTATGGCACATCAAGTTCCATACTCAAAGGTTGGCGGTGGTGCAGGAATTTCTATCGCATCAGCATTAGTAGCAGATAGAACATTTAAAGAGCAGGTTGCAAGACCATCTCAGAGAAATCTAGAAAAGACCATTAACAAGATTGTTAAGGAAAAGACAGATATGCTCTTACTTAAATTCAATGAACTAACATTAACAGACGAACAAACTCAGAGTCAAATAGACGAGAGATACCTACGTATGCAGGTAGTTGTTCCAAATGAAGTTCGTGAAAGAATGGGATACCCAGTAAGACCTGGCGGATCAGAACCAATCGTTCTTAATGCTCAAGCAAGGGCAGAACAAGTTGCTCAAGCAAATAGCAATAGAAATAGGGATCAACAAAGAACCAACAATGCATCAGATTCAACCTCAACCACTACTGGACGAAACGCTCAGGGTGAAGGTAGATCTCAGCAATAATTGTTGTAAACTTTTTATTTACCTATAAACAGTTATTATAATAGAGGTAGCATGACTAATTTAAATAAAGCCTTTTGGCACTCAGAAGAAAACAGCATCAAATTATCGATGCCGATTGCCAAGGTAGACAAAGAAAAGCGTATGGTTTCAGGGTTCGCTACCCTTGACAATGTTGACAAGCAGTCAGACATTGTCCCAACAGACGTAAGCGTAAAAGCATTCGAAAGATTCCGTGGAAATCTTCGTGAAATGCATATGCCAATTGCAGTGGGTAGAGTGGTGGCATTCAAATCAGATAAATTTTATAATAAAGAAGAGGATAAATTCTATAATGGAGTTTTCGTAAATGCATATATTTCTAAAGGTGCTCAAGATACTTGGGAAAAGGTTCTTGATGGCACTCTTTCTGGCTTTTCTATTGGCGGTAGTATCAAAGATTCTGACCAAATCTACGATGCCGAGATGGACAAGTCAATTCGCGTTATTAAAGAATATGACCTCCACGAACTATCATTAGTATACAATCCAGCAAATCAATTTGCAAACATTGTATCTATTGAAAAAATGTCAGATGGTCAAAATAAATTTGATGGTATCATTAGTAAAGTAGATCTTGAAAATGTTTATTGGTGTGAGTCTGACTCACTCATTAGACTTTCTCGAGAAGAAGATTCTTCATGCCCATCATGCGACAAAGGTATGACAAATATTGGTTTTGTAGAATCAAATGATTCAGAAAAGAATTCTGTGGTAAAAAATTTATTGATATCACAGAAAAATAGACTTGGTAACAAAGTAACCAAGGCTGAAAATCCTGATAAGGAGGGAAATAATATGGCAGAAGAAAATGTAGAAGTAGCACCAACAACTGAAGAAGTTGTTGAAACACCAGCAGCAGATGCACCAGCAGTAACTGAAGAAGTTGCAGCAGAAGCACCAGCAGCAGAAGAAGTTGCTACAGATCAAAACATTGAAAAATCAGCAGATGCAGAAGAAGTTGCACCAGCAGAAGCAGCACCAGCCGAAGTTGCACCAGTTGCACCAGAAGCACCAGCAGTAGACGCACCAGCAACAACAGAAGCACCAGCAGAAGATGCCGTCACTCCTGCTAACGAAAGCGAAAACGCTGAATTAGCAAAGGCTGTAGATACAGTACAAGAATCAGTAGATGAGGTTCAAAATACAGTTGCTTCAGCACTTGGAGACTTGGTGAAAACAGTAAAATCACTAAATGACAAGATGGTAGAACTGCAAAAAAGCATTGCTTCCGCACAAGAGGAAATTAAAGGCGTTAAGGGCAATGTAGACAATTTTGGAAAGCGTGTTGACTCACTAGAAGATGACACCGCTATCCGTAAGTCTGGCGATCTCGGCGGGATCGTTCAGGAAACACAAGTAACAAAGAAAACGATGTGGGGCGGGCGTTTCCTCAATTCCGCTGACCTATATCGCTAAAAACAAAATTCACTGGGAGGTGAAATATTATGGCAGATGAAATTTTAGAAAAGGCCGCAAGTACAGGATCAATCGTTTCTGGTGGAGTTGGAGCAGTATCAACCCCAGCCGCTGGAGACCTTGGAGTATACGGTAGTTCCGCAAATGACGGAGGTATCTTATCACCTGAACAATCACGCCAATTCATCGAATATATTTTCGAACAACAAGTGCTAGCACGTGACGGACGCAGAGTAACAATGCGTACAAACGCTGCAGAACTTGAAAAAATGAACGTAGGAGAACGTGTAATCCGTGCCGCTGCTCAAGCAGACAACACATACACAAACGCTGGCGTAACATTTACAAAGGTTGAACTAACAACAAAAAAGATTCGTCTTGATTGGGAAGTTTCAACAGAAGCACTAGAAGATAACCTTGAAGGTGCTGGATTAGAAGATCACTTAGTTCGCGTAATGACTCGTGCATTCGCAAACGATCTTGAAGATCTTGCAATCAATGGTACAGGAGCGGGCTCAAACGCATTCCTTAACATCCTTGAAGGCTTCACAACAAAAGAAAATAATGGTGCAAGTGCAACATACGGTACAACTGTCGAATCCTTACAAGCATTGGTATTAGCAATGCCTCGTAAGTATCGTGCATCTCGTGCTAACATGAAGTTCTATGCAGATACAGAAACAGTATCTGACATCATTAATGGTCTTGGATCTAACGGTAACTTAAACAGCGAAAGAATCGTTGAAAGAGTTATTGGTGGAGCAGAACCACAACTTGTTGGTGCACCTATCGCTTACCGCGTTCTAGGTCTTCCTTTATTGGAAGTTCCTTTGATGCCTGCAAACCGTGTCGTTTTGACATTCCCTGAAAATCGTATTTGGGGTTTCCAAAGAGACATTACAGTTCATCGTGAGTTCCAACCAAAGAAAGACACTGTAGAATATACAGTATTCTTACGCTTTGGTGTACAAATCGAAGAAACATCAGCAGTAGCAAGAATGCAAGGATAATATCCTTAAACCAATTAGAGAGGGGCATTTATTTGTCCCTCTCTTTTCTTTTATAGTATAATTAAATAGAGGTGCACACATGGAAATTTTAAATTATAATAGTGGTTCACTAAGTGCATCCGTTACAGGCTTAACTGCAAGCACAAACTACTTAATAGAATTAAATGATTTAATTACTGGCAATGAATATTCAGCATCGGCAACATCTAATGTATCTGGAACTGTAGTCTTTACAATGCCTTCAAACTTTAAAGAATACACAGCAAAACTTGCTGCGTCTGTTAAAAAAATATCAAATGATGATTTAGTAAAAATATTTAATATAGATATTGTAAGACCTTATACTAACATATCTGCAATAGTAACAGCACTTAAAGTTACAAATACCCAGGCCACTGAATATGAAAGACTTGCAAGATATATCATAGATTCACATACTGGCGGGTTTGAATATATGCGTAAAAAGAAAGAATTTATTGGAGATAACTCAGATCAACTTTTGATAGATGAACCAATTACTGGAAAGATTTATAGTATTTTAGAAAACAATGAGGTAATGTTTGAACGTGATAATGATTTAAATAATAATGATCAAGAGTTTGTTTACAAAAGACAACTAAGTGCAATAGTTCAAAACCTACCAAATGGCAATAATAGAGTAAACTATACTAGGGTTTGGAGAGATAGATATCTTGATTTAGAATTTTATGATGGATATGAATACCTAGTAGATGCAGATTTTGGATGGAAGGTTATTCCTCAAGATATTCAAGATGCAGCAGACATGCTTATCCAAGACATTGCAACAGATAATCTTAAGTATGTTAATAGATATATTGAATCATTTGATAATGATGATTTTAAAATTAAATTTGCTAAAAACTGGACAGCCAGCACAGGCAACCGTGTAGTAGATAGAATACTGGAAAAATATCAAAGACCCATTCGTGTCGGGATGTTCTAAATGTTTAGTGCTTCTGGATTAACAGATATTTACTACCCTATGTCTGCTGAATTGTATTATGCAGAAAGTAAACAAGATGAATTAGGTGTTATACAAAAAACCTGGGTATTGGATAGAACAATCAAATGTTCAATTATATCCTCTATGTCAGATAAGACTCTTACTGGAGAATTAAAGAATAGTGGACCTATGTTTCAATATAACTCAGATGTTCTTTTAAGAACTAATGAAGATGTTCAAAAGAAAAAGAATGGCAGCATATTCTCAATAACTGAAATTTTGTTAACAAATGTAAAAGACCCTGCTGGCAAAATAGTTTGGTTAGAAAAGAATCAAAAAGCAACTCAGTATGAATTAAAAACTTTCGTACCATCATATAATGGATTTCATGAAGTAGAGTTTTATCGTGGATACCTTGCAAGATCAACCAGACAAAACGAGGTATTATACTAATGAGTTCTATAGCCGTAAAATTTGATACAGTTAAACTAACTAGAACAATAAATAATATTGTAAAATACTCAGATGGATTTTTAAGTGAAACAAAACAAAGTAAAAATAAGATAGCCTTGAAGATGGCTAATACAAGTGTTAATGCTTTTTATCAATACCTAGATGGTGTGGCTAGAATGCACCCTGAGATGCTTCATCACATATATGAATGGGGACAGGTTGGAAACCCATTTGCAAGACTTGTAGAACTTAATATCAAATCTGGTCAAGGCGGTACTGTTGTTAGTGCAAATTTTACTCAATCAAATACTAGTCCTAAAAGTGGTGGTGAGCCATTTTATAATAAGGCTGAGGTTATGGAAGATGGACAGTCAGTAACTATTCAAGAAAGAGATGCAGAAGTTTTGTTTTTTGAAATTGACGGTAAAGAGTTTTTTAGAAAGGGTCCTATCACTATTGAAAATCCTGGTGGAGAAGCAGTAAGAGGATCATTCGTAAGAACATTCAATGAATTCTATACTTCATACTTTTCTCAAGTATACTTAAGATCTATAAAGTTTTATGAGCATTTTCAAAAACCTAAACCATATGCTAGAAACTTTTCAGCAGCAATTAGAAGTGGTAGTGCAAAAAACGCTGGTAAGGCTGCTGCTATTCAGTGGATAAACAGTGTTCCAGGAGATGATGAAATTGGCTTATAGTGCAGCAAGTGTGATGTTGTTCACACCAACAGCAAACATATTAAAATATGCATTTGATGAGATTATTCAACTGCCAGAGTTTGATTATTTAAATAAGATAATTGATCAAGAAGGAAATAAACTTAGCCCCATTGTTCCATTAACAATTATTAATTCTGGTGCAGATGCTTTACCATTTAATACACTCACAAACCCACAACAGGTATCTATTGTTCATGATGAATTTATTAAACAAAGAAGTGGACAATACAAATATTTTTATCCAATTAAAGGTGTTCAGTCTAGAGTAAAGTTAAGTCATGGAAACCTTGCAGACCTTATGGCTTTGAAGTGGAAGTTTTTAGAAATTATAGATAGAGACGATGCAGCAGCAGAAGACATAAATGCCTGGATGCAAGACACTTATGGCGGGGATCAAAAAATTTACTTCCATTGTGTAAATGCCTATGAAACTACATATATGGCAGATGCTACTAACTTAGATGACCAAAGAAATGTATTTTCTGGAGATATTATAATTAAGGCTGACTATCATACAATATCAGACTACCGATAAACAAGACTTATAATTGTATTGAGGAACGCCCCCACTATCAAAAAAATCATAGAGGAGGAAACAAATATGGCATATAATCGTGGTAATTCTAAGCAAATTATCGTAGGTGCAGCAGCATTATTCGTTGCAGACGATTCTCTAGAATACTTTGATTCCGTAGGACAATACAGATTTTCATCTGCATCAACTACAGGAGTCCCAGCATTCTCAGCAGGAATCGACTTCAAAACAACAATGAGTGCATGTACAGCATTTACAAACGTAGGCTACACAATGAATGGTTTGGAATTACAATTCCAACCAGACTTTGGTGAAGTTCAAGTAGACCAATTGCTAGACGTTGCACGTCTGTATAAGCAAGGTATGTCCGTAAGTTTAGTTACAGCATTCGCTGAAGCAACTTTGGACAACTTGATTACAGCAATCGCAGCGAAAGAAGCAGATAAAACAACATCAGGATCAACCGAAACACTAGAACTAAAATCTGGTGACATCGGTGACGTTCCAGTTGAACGTGCTCTTGTTGCAGTAGGTCCAGGAACAGGTGACCCAAACGTTACTAAGGAACGCGTTTACGTTGCAAACCGTGCACTTTCAATCGAAAGTGTAACAGTATCAGCAAAACGTGACACACCTTCAATGTTTGAAGTAACTTTCCGCTTGCTTTCAGCATCTAACGGATCTTACGGAAAAATTGTTGACCGCACAGTCTAAACAATAATTTCATAAACACTTAGCCCACTTCCCTATACAGGGGGTGGGTTTTGTGCTATAATTTTAATGAGTCTTAAGGAGGCTTGAATGGCAACAAGTGTTTATGAACCAGTTGAAATTGAACTACAAAATGGAACAAAAATTACTATGGCTCCTTTAAAAATTACTCTATTAAGAGAATTTATGAAAGAGTTTCAAAAAATTTCCGATCCAAAAATTGCAGAAGATAATATCAAATCTATGGATTTACTAGTAAGTTGTGCAGCAATTGCAATGAAGCAATATAATGTAGAACTATCTGATCCAGCAAAGTTTGAAGAAATTATTGATCTTCCAACAGTTTATAAGATCATCGAAGTGGCGGCGGGTATTAAGTTGAACGACCCAAACGCACTAGCGGCGGCTCTAGTTGGGACGAACTAGATCTAGCCGAGATAGAGTCTAAAGTATTTCTTCTAGGATTCTGGAAGAATTATAAAGATATGGAAGACTCTATATCAATGCCTGAGTTAGTAGCAATACTAAACGCAAAGAGCAAACAAGAACATGAAGATAGAAAGTTCTTTGCTGCTCTTCAAGGTGTAGATATGGATAAAGATAATTCGTCCGAAGGTCAAGAGGCTTGGGAAAGAATCAAAGCCAAAGCCTTTAGTGGTGGAAAGACCACTGACCCTAACGATATAGTATCTCTGCAAGGTGCTTCCGCAAGGAAGGCAGGATTCGGTATTGGTGAGGGATTAGACTACGAGGTGATTGATTAGTGGCTGAAGTTGTCAAGGGTATAGTTGATATTGAAATCAACACTGGCAATGCTGCAAAAGAATTAAAAGCATTACAACAACAAATTAATGCTTTCAATCTTGCAATTAACAAAGGTAACACTTTTCAAACTGCTGCTGCTGCAAAGTATTCATCTGAATTAAAAGATGTAATTAATGCAAGTAGATTCTTTACTGCTGAAACAGTAAAAATGCAAACTGCTGCAGGAGCACTTGACTCAACACTTAAAAAAGGTCAAGGAACTTTAGGTAGTTTCTTTAATGCAAAATTTAACCGTAATAGTGCTCTATTCGCTGAAACAATGGGTCTTGCTGCAGAACGTGCAAGAACCATGCAAACTCAGTTTATTGCCACCTCTGGGTCCGCTAAGGGCATGCAAGAGGCACTTGCTATCAGACCGCTTGCTGCGTTTAATTCTGAGATGTCTGTTGCCGTTCAAAGATCTCAAATCCTTAGCACAATGTTTCGTCAAGGAACTACACAATTAATTAACTTTGGTAAAAACGTTCAATGGGCTGGTCGTCAACTTATGGTTGGCTTTACACTACCACTAGTATCATTTGGAATGGTTGCTGGAAAAACATTTGCAGATTTAGAAAAACAAGCAGTATCATTTAAAAAAGTTTACGGAGACATCTTTACAACTCCAGCAGAATTACAAGGAAACCTAGATGCAGTAATGTCTTTAGGTAAAGAATATACTAAATATGGAATTGCAGTAAAAGATACAATTGGTTTGGCCGCTCAAGCAGCGGCTGCAGGTAGAAGAAATTCTGACTTAACAGATGCTGTTAGGGAAGCAACAAGATTATCAACACTTGGCCAGATGGAACAAAACGAAGCATTGAAGACAACCATTGCACTTCAAAGTGCTTTTAAATTGTCTGGAGAAGAACTTTCAAATGCAATTAACTTTTTAAACATTGTAGAAAACCAAACAGTAGTAAGTTTACAAGACTTGGCTTCAGCAATTCCTCGTGTAGCACCAGTAATTGTAGGTTTGGGTGGTGACGTAAAAGACCTATCAGTATTTCTTGCTGCTATGCAAGAAGGTGGTGTGTCAGCAGAACAAGGTGCTAACGCATTAAAGTCTGGTCTTGCATCTTTAATTAATCCTTCTAGAGCAGCAAAAGAAACTTTGGGTCAACTAGGAATTAACATGGAATATATTGTTAATCAAAATAGAGGCGACCTAATGGGTACAGTTACGGCATTCAGTAGAGCATTGTCAACACTAGATGATTTTACAAGACAGCAAGCATTAGAAAAAATATTTGGTAAGTATCAATATGCAAGACTTGGTGCATTATTTGATAATCTAACTCGTCAAGGATCACAAGCACAGCAGGTGATGGATGCAGCAGGTTTCTCTGTAGAGCAAATGGCAGCATCAGCAGATAAAGAATTAAAAACAATAGAAGAGTCTTTTGGGGTTCAATTAACTGCTGCTGTAGAAAGATTTAAACTATCTATAGCACCAATTGGTCAACTATTCATCCAACTAGCAATACCAGTTGTTAACTTTTTTACAAAAATAGTTGAAGGGTTTAATAATTTACCAGACTTTACTAAAAGATTTGCAGCATTAGCCACAATAATTACAGGACTTATTATTCCAGCAGGAACTATGTTCTTTGGTTTGCTTATGAACTTAAGTGGAACACTTGCTAAATTAATGCAAGGTGTAGGAATATTTACTAAAGGAACACTTAAGGGTGGAATTCTTGGCGGTATTCAAGCCGTAAGCCAATCAATGAAGTATATGTCACTTCAAGAATTAGATTCAGCACTTGCTGCTAAACAACTAGGTACAGCAACCATGTCAGTAAATGATGCACTACTTGCTCAAGTAAGTTCAGCACAAGGTGCTCGTCAAGCAATAAATGGACTAGCAGACACATATGGAATATTAATTACTAGAATGGCTGAGGCTGCATCAATTTCTAAATTTACACTTGGTACACCAGGTGCAGCGATGCAAATGGCACAAACAAGAAACATTAAAGGTGGTTTCCCAAGAAAGAAATTTGCAAGCGGCGGAGTTGTGCCAGGAACTGGTAATGAAGATACAGTTCCAGCAATGCTTACACCAGGTGAATTTGTTGTAACTAAGAAGGCTACTAATTCAATTGGCACAAACTTTTTAAAGATGTTGAATGGTGGAAAAGTTGGTGGGTATAATAATGGTGGATTTTTTAGTGATTATAGTAACATGCAAAATGAAAGTTCTGGTAGCACTAATAGATATTCAAAAATTATTGCAGGACAATATGATAGTCCAAATGTTCCATTTAGCCAACAACCATTTGAAATTGGAAATGCTCCATCACCATTATTAAATGAAATGTTAAAAGATTTAAATTTAAGCCACAATACATATACAAGATTTATATCTCCAATGCCTAGATTTAAACCATCAGTAGGTAGTCTTGCAAAAAGTTTAATTGGAAATAGCAAAGAATATGATTTTAATAATAGATTAAGAACAGGAACAGCAACAAGGGCAGAGGTTGGTGGATTCTTTTTAGGAAATAGAAGAATTCATGGTGGATCGTCAGCAATCGTTAGTCCTTTTAGATATCTTTTAGACGAGGCTGGAATTACAGATCCAGGTGTTGAAAAACAATTGGGTAGAACTGCTCATAAAATATTAATGCAAAAAGTAGCGGCTGGTCAAACAGTAAACGATAAAATGTTTTCTGAAATTTTTAATGACGCAATAAATAGAGTTGGGGCAAGTGTTCCAGATAAACAAAAGTTAGGACTTGCTAGAGCCGCACTTGGTCAACAAACTGGTGAAGCAAGAGTTAGCGGAAGAGTTGCTGGATTATTAAAACTATTGCCAAATAAAATTAGAAAAATTCCTGGAATGAGAAGAAGTACATATGTGTATACAGGTAGTTCAGGAAGTATTAAGTTTAGTCCAGGTCAAACTAGATCATCTGGCGGTTCTGGATATCAAACAATGCCACAATATGAAGGCTATAACAAGGGACATGTACAAACATTTGCTAAGGGTGGATCTGTTCCATCATTATTGACACCAGGAGAATTTGTAGTAGGTAAAGAAGCGGCAGCAAAAAATAGACCATTCTTAGAAGCATTAAATGGCGGAATGGTAAATAAGTATGCAGTTGGTGGAGATGTTATGCTTGGTCCACAAACAAAGCGTCAAGCAGCAATGACATCATTTAGGGGTGGACTTGGAACTGCAGGAACAGTTGCAGCAGGTGCATCAATTCCATTAATGTTTGCTGGACAAATAATGGCAGAAAGTTCAAATCAATTTGCTGCATCAATAGGAAGTTTTGTAAACTCAATGACTCCAGCATTATTTGGATTACAACTTCTTGGACCACTTCTTCCTAAATTAGCAAATCCAATTGGTCTTGCAATTGGTGCTACAGCAGCACTTGCTTACGGAACATACAAAGTAGTAGCACAAATTAAAAAATTAGAAGACTCTGGTGCTGCATTAACTAGAGCAATGTATGGATCATCTAAAACAGTTGATCAAATGGCTGCAGCATTTGGAAGACAAACTTCAACTCAGCAAGTTACATCTACATTAGCACAAAGAGTTGGTGGTGCAGTAGGTCAACCAGCAGCAGAGGCTGCTAATCAATTTGTTGGAACAGATGCAGGAAAACAATTAATTGCAGATGTTGAATTGGTTAAGAAGGCTGGTGGAGACGCTGTTGCAGCATTAAAGAATCAATTAGCAAGAAGTGTTGTGTCTGGTGCTATTACAGCAGAAGAAGCCAGGGGTGTAGCAATTGAAATTGGAAAAACTCTTAATGATCAACAATTAGCAGTAAATGTATCTGCTCAATTAACACAACTAATAGGACAAAATGGTGAATTAATTAAGGGAAATGAAATAAACATTATTGGAAAAATAACTCCTACAGTAGATATGGCACAGGTAAATGCAATTACTGAACAAATGTTTGCTCAAAATACTTCTGGATTCTGGGGTGGTCTTGCAAAAATATTTACTGATGACGATGTAGCAAAAAATAAGATTGCTGTTAATTTAATTGCTGAAAGTACAATTCAAGCATTTAAAACATCAGAAGAGTCAGTTTCAAACTTTAAACTTGCAGTTTTAGATGGTTCTATGAGCCTTGATGAATATAATAGAAAAACAAATGAATTAGGAAGAACAAGTCAACAAACAGCACAAGGTGGACTTGATGCAATTGCAAATAAACTTAAAACTACCAAAGGTGAATTAAATAATCTTGCAAATCAAAAAAGTGTAGTTGGCGGAAGGGGTGGCTCTGCACTTGTTCCAACTGGAACCGCTAAGTTACTAGAAGCAGAATTAAAGAAAACAAAAACAGCAGCACAATCAGCATTAAAGAATATGGGTCTTACAGACACTATGGTTGAGCAAATTAGCAAAGGTCTTTCTTCTGAAAACTTTGTAACTCAAATGGAACAATTTGGAATGCTTGCTGGTGGAGCATTGACTGATGAAATGGAAATTAAACTTGCAGCAATGCTTGGAAAAGGACAATATTATTTTGACAATTTATTAAATCCAGGAGGAAAGGGTGGAACACCAGGAGCAGATACTGGCGGAGGCTTTGGTGGAGATGGCACAGAAGGAGAAAAATCTGCACTTCAATTATTACTAGAGCGTATTGCCTTGACAAAACAACAAACTGCCGCAGTATCTGGATTAGTTGCTAATGGATTAAATCCAGAAGCAGCCGCTACACTAACCGCTGAAGAAGCAACACAACTTTATAATAAAGCCAAAAGAGATCAAAAGGATATTATTAAAACAATTAACGATGATTCAGTTAGACAAAGAGTGTTAACAGCAGCAGGACTAACTCAAGATCAAAAATCAATTAATTTAAATAATCTTAAAATTCAAGGTATGAATTTAGAAATTGCTCAAAATCAAAAACAAATTGATCAAGTTGCTAGATTAAATGAATTAGATACTAGACAAGTTTCTATTAGACAAAAAGCATTAGACATATTAGGAAAGAAAGAAAAATCAGTAAATGATTTATATAACAATAGAACAAAGGCTTTAGATGCAGTTGCTCAAGCAAATGAGAGAGCAAATCAACAACAAAGAAATTCTATTGCACTTGCTAGTGCTTTAACTAGTGGAGACTTTGGTGCTGCTGCTTCAGCCGCTGCACAGATGACATCTGATTCAGCATCAAATCAAATACAAGATGCAAAGACAGCATTGGAAACACAACGTCAAGCAGAAATTAGTGCACTTACTACAGACATTAATGGTAAATTAATGACCAGGGCAGAAATAGAAGCACAAATAGATACATACAATGAAAATATTTATCAAAGAACACAAAGCACACTTCAATACGAAGATACTATCTATACTATTAAATCTAATATAGCAACACTTGAAAGAGAAAACGATTTAATTCAACAAAAAGTTGCAATAGAACAAGTAAAAATAGAAGCATCTATGGCTAACCAAGAAAAATACTCTAAGAGTATTAGAGATTATTATAAAGAAGTTCTTACAATTATGAGTAATTTCCCTAAAGGATCTCCGATACCAGGTCGTAAATATGGTGGATCAATTCAAAAACTTATGTATGGAGGACTACCTAAAGGATCTACACAGAGCCCTCCTTCTCTTAAATTTGCCAATGGCAACATAGTTCCAGGAACTGGCATGACAGATAAAGTCCCAGCATTACTAACACCAGGAGAATTTGTTGTTAGAAAATCTGTAGCAGAAGCAAATATGCCATTATTAAAATCACTAAACAGCAACGTCTTTGGTGCGGGAATGAGCCTTGGATCTTCAAACATATCTCCAATTGATGCTACAACATCTGTTTCAAATGTATCCGCACCAGTGTATAATTATAATGTAAACGTTAATGTTGCAGATACAAATGCATCTCCAAATGAAATTGCAGATGTAGTAATGAATAAAATTAGAATGACAAAAGATAGAAGCGTCAGAGGAAACAGATACTAATGGCTACAAGTACATACATTCAAAATAGATGGGCCTATACTAGGCCACAGGCTATTGCATGGGCTAACAATAGTGGCAGTGTCAATGGAGGCTTGCTTGTTCCTGGGGGTACTGAATTAGAAGACTTTATTATATTATCAGATCATAATCGTGGAGAAATATCAATAGGTCAAAATAGAATTGAAAATAGAAAGAGAATGATTAATGGAACAATGCGTTCATATCATATTGCAGATAAATTAAATATATCTTTAGATTGGGAAATGCTTCCATCTAGATCACATAGTAATAATCCAAACTTTAATGCGTATGGCAATGCCGCATCTGGACTAACTGAGTATACTGCTGACGGTGGTGCAGGGGGTGTAGATATAGTATCGTGGTATGAATCTAACCCTGGATCATTTTATATGTTTATGTCTTATGATAGACATGATAAGTTTGCTGGACAAAATGATAGGTTTGATCATTTGCATCAATACAATGATGTTATAGAAGTTTATTTTTCTTCATTTTCTTTTAACGTAGTAAAACGTGGCGGATCTAATCATGACTTTTGGAATGTTTCATTATCTCTTGAGGAAGTATAATGTTTGTAGACTCCGATTTAAATACACATCTTAAAACTAATAATACTTTAAAATCAGAATCTTTGGTAATTGCAGAATGGAATCTTAATGATTTTGAAAATATCTTAATATACGGAAATTATAGATATAGACCAGCAGACCCTGCTGGTTCAATATACTCTACTATTCCATCATCATTTGATAAATTTGATACAGGTGATTATTACACAGATGCTACAGTTTCTAGCATTGAGTCAGAAACTATGATTGATGAAAATGATGAGTCATTAATTTTTACAACACCAGAAGTAGATAGACAACTGTATTATGATTTAAAACAATGTTTTAATTCTTTTAGACCTAGATCTGGAATAAATAAACCATTATTTTTTGATAATGGAAAATATATAGATGATATAAAGTCTGCAAGAAGACCAAGATATTACATGGCCTCAAGAAATGATTATTTTAAATACTGGAATTCATTTAGATTTGAAGATGGAGTTGAAAGAGGAAGGTCTGAAAGAATAGACACAACTGGTATTGGATACTCTATTACAGACTCTTGTCCATTTGTTGTATATAAAGAACAGGTGGCATCAAATAGAATTGTGGTTAAATTACAAACAAATTTATCAGAAACATCAGCGGGTGAAATAAGAAACCAAAATGGAGATATATTATTAGACCCCTTGTTTGATAGAAACAAATCGAGCATTCCTAAAAGATGGTCAGTTGAATACTTAGATAATGAAAATAATTGGATTAATGCTATATCATTTACAGAGGATTCATTAAGAAGAGACGGTTCTAACATAATTAACTGGGATGGATATTTAGAATTATTTTACGGAATAGCAATACCAGAAAACTATAAAGGATCTTTTTATTATGTTGGAATTTTAGAAAATTTATCACAACTACCACCATTTGGATCAGTTACAGGAGAGGCTTATGTTATCAATGCCTCAACAACTAATGCTGGAACATTAAAAATTTGGGATTCAATAGATATAGAATGGAAATCTTTTGATGTAGAATATAAATTTCAACTTTTAGAAGATGACAATACAAAAAGGATTGGAACTATATTGTCTTTGACCAATCCAGATTATTATATTTCTGGAGGAAAAACAATATTTAGAGATATTGTATTTTTAAAAGGTCTTAGATTAAAAGTAGAAACACTTTATGGCCCAGATAACACGTTTGACCTAATAGAGTTAAGTCCTAGACTAACTGCAAATATATCAGATTACGTACTTGGTTTTGAAATTAATAAAAGTATATCTAATGACTCAACTGGATTACCAGTTGGAGGCCTATCAGTTTCTAACGGATCTATGACAATAATGAATCACGACTTTGCTTTTAGTGATCAAAACATATTTTATAACAATGAAGGCAGTATTATATACAATTTATTGAATCCAAATACAAGAGTAGATTTTTATGAAGTAATTAAAAATGTTAATAATTATGATAAATACATTCCAATAAAAAGTATGCATGTTGAAGAATTTCCTAAAGGTGGAAGTGGTTTGATAGATGTTAATTTGACTTTGCGTGATTCTTTTTTTAGATTTGAAACACAGTCTTGTCCACCACTATTATTTGAAAATGTTTCATTAACTTTTGCAATAGCAGTTTTATTAGATAATATTGGATTTTCAAACTATGTATTTAAAAATATTACAAGCAAAAATGATCCAGTAATTCCATATTTTTTTGTTGAGCCAGATTCTAATGTTGCTGATGTTTTACAAAAATTAGCAATTGCAACTCAAACAGCAATGTTTTTTGATGAGTACAATAATTTTGTTGTGATGTCAAAAGAATACCTATTGCCATCAGTTGGAGAAAGGCAAACAGATATCTTTATGTACGGACAAAAATCTAATAACGTACTTCCTAACATAATTGAAATTAAAGATTCTCAAACAAAAGTTATAAATGATGGAAAAGTAAATTATGTTACTAGGTATATTCAAAGAGCACCATCATCTCTTAAGCAAGCATCATACATTGATGAGGACAGAACTTACGGATATCAACCTGTTGTGCTATGGGAAGTTCCAAGTCAAACAAATAGTAAAACAATAAATGAGAAGTCTAAAACTGGAACATTTACTTTAGGTGCAGTTGCTTTAAACTCTTCTTTAAATAATTTACATCCATATGTAGAAAATAACTCTATATTAAATAACATAATAGATATTGGAGAAAACGTATATTGGCTTCCAAGAATGCAAGGTTATCTATATGCAAATGGAGAAGTCATTAAGTATGACGCTGTACAGTATACAATTCCAGGGGTAGGAACTGAATGGATAACTAATGAAATACAATATCAAGAATACTTTTCTAAGTTGCCATTTAATGGAAAAATATACCCTACTGGATTATTAAGAATTTATAGTGAACCATACTATGAAGATGTTGTTTCATCAAGTGGTTCATATACTACTTTATATAAGAATGGTCAAGTAAAACAAAGTGGTAGAGCACAGTTTGGAACTAAAATAACAGATCATAGTGCAGGGTTAAGTTCATTTTGGACAGATAATCAAAATGTTAAAGGTTTGCAGATGGATTCAACATATCTTTTTACCACTACCCCTACATCAAAAATATCATATCCAACAGAAACTGTAGTGTCATCTAACCCAGTTGCTTGGACAGACGGTGCTCTTGGGTCATCCCTATCAAAAGATTCTTCAAGAAATGGAATTATTGCAAACTTTTTAAGAGAAACAATACCATCAGATGATATTGTAAAAACACAAAAAACAACATCAAAAGGAACTGTGCAGTCTTCAGCATTAGTCTTTACTGGTCCAACAACAAATATTAATAAAAATAAAATATCTTATATTCAAAAAAATCTAGACTCTGACTACAAACATTTTGGAACAAGAATGAGAGTCATAGGAAAAAAAGAAGCATCAACTAAAATACAAACAGCAACAAATGCAACAGAATACTATACTGTAACTTCAGCAACAGGAACAGATAATATAACTCTTACTGGCGGCTCTGGTGGAATATCTATAATGACAGATTCAAGTGGATTGGGCGGATACTACTTTGAAATATGTACACTAAGTTCTGACAACTTAGAAAATTATAATACAAAGGATAGCGATACTGGAGAGGAGTTTTCAGTATTGCACAATGTATTATTTTATAAAATAGTTCTTGGACAAAAAGAAAATAAACAAATTGCTGTTCCTAAAAAAATATGGGGAGGGCTATCAAAAATTTTAATTGATGAAGGAAGATTTGTAGGACAAGATAGACTGACTACAGAAGCAAATCCAACAGTATATGATTTAGCAGTAGAATATAAAGACATTGGCTCAACAAGAAGATTTTATTTATATATAAACAATATACAGGTTGCCACAGTTGACGATCCATCACCACTTCCAAAATATAACAATATGTCATTGTTTGTTAGAGGCTCTTCAAAATGTATGTTTGAAAATGTTTATGCTTTAAAAAATCAATATTCTCAAAATTCAAAAAATACTATTATAGAAAATGTGTCTCAATCATTTGGTACAAAGCAGATTAACTCTTCGGATGCATTAAAAAAATATGCCCTATCTGGCTTTATACAATCAACACATCTTTCAGAAATAGGTGGGCAAAATTCTCCAAAGTATGATATTTATTATGAAGAGTTTGGAACAATAATGAGAGAATGTGTATACTTTAATATTAAATACGATAAGGCATACCCAGCGTTTAGAGCAATTTTAAAACCAACAATCAGTAGTGAAAAAACATATACCTCCTCTGGGTTTTACGCAGACGCATACGGTGCAGAATTTTTAATATTTAATGCAACAGATAAAATGATAGTTCTTGATGAAACATCTGGAAACTATCTTCAGGTTATAGGAATAACATTTACACAGAACACATCAAACACACTAAGTGTTGATAAGTACTTTCAAGAAAAATCAAACTTCTCTGATCCAACTATTATAAACAATATAATAACATCTCCAAATAAACAAGAAAAAATTTATCAAGATGTTAAACTAAGTAGGTCAAAATATGGAAGAAGAGACTTTACTCTTGACTCACTATATATTCAAAGTGAAGATCAGGCTAGAAATATAATTGATTGGATTATGTCAAAAACAATAAAACCTAGAAAAATAATTCTTTTAGAAACATTTGGAACACCACATATACAACTTGGTGATATAGTTTCAATAGACTATACAATGCCAAGCAACGACAAGTTTGTTGAAGTAGATAAACAGTTTGTTGTTTCAGAAATTCAATATGGAAGATCAGAAAGCGGTCCTTCTAGTATAATTAAGGTAGTGGAGGTATAATGGCAAAAAAAG